GAGATCTGGCGTTCGGCCTGCATGTTTAGATAGGCAAAGTCTTCGTCAAACTCCTGCATTGACACGAACGTGACGTAACGTGGGCGGCTACCATATACATCCTTGTACAGATCAGAGTACAACGAACCATCATTGGTTTCAGGGAACATGGCATCGATATCAGCAAGGGTCAAGAACATTTTGAATACCTTCTCATTGGTTGATATATCCATTATACACAGTTCTGAGATTTTGTACACAACTATTTTAGCCGTGTTGTTGAATATCTTCGATCCGTGGGGAGATCTTCTTGGCAGAGTACTGTACACCATCGATCTCGAAGAAGTGGCGACCGCTAACCGGACAGGTCTTTTCCCAACGAAGCTTCAGAGTTTCGCGTTCACGGAAGGGGCTGATACCATGAGTCCATGGACGACCGGTACGCAGTTCGAACGAACCACCACAGAGGTTAGTGATCATATTTGTTCCTTTCATCATCATAGATTCATCCTACACTCTTTTCATAATATTGTACATACAAAAATGCGCCCAGAATCAACCGGGCGCATTTAGTTTTGCAAATGTAGATGGATTACTTTTTACGACCGATGCTGTACTTTGTCACCAGGTTCCACTCATCCTTCTCCTTGAAGGGAAGGATCTTGATCTGGTTCAGTGGAGTCAGCGGAGATGCTGTGCTACCATCCTCAGCCAACTTGATCAGACCCCAATCTACCAGAAGATTCGTGATTACGTTCCTACGGCCCATATCCTCCTCAGAGAAGTTAGATGGCTTACCGTCAAGAGCAAAGAGTTCCTTGAAGTGAACGATGTAATACTTTCCCTGCTTGTGCAGGATATGGCATGATTGGTACAGAGTCTTGTCCTTGCGTGATGCAACACCGATACGTGTCAGCGTCTCACGAACCTTCAGGAAATCGTCTTCCTCGCCGAGCCTTACCTCGATTAAACTATCGACTACGTTCATTTTTGACTCCACCCTTATCAAGTTTGTTTTTTATTGTTTTCATTTGATCTGGGGAAAGCAACTTAATTGCGGCTTTGGCCTTTTGACGGTTATAGCCGTAGTAGGACATTACTAGCTCTAAATCACTATCCTTATCTTTCTTTACCCATTTCGAATATCGTTTACTGGGCCGTACAATATTTATTAGAAAGGAATATTGCAACTTGTTGTCCAGTCCATGATGAACGTTCATCATGTTGGCGAGCTGAATGGTGTCAGCAAAGTAGGATAGTGCTTTGTTAGTAATGAATGCGTTGTAAGTCTTCTCTGCTAGCTTATCGTTCTCCGTACCTTTCATTAGGTTCTTTTTAGTGGAATTGATCGATGCTACAAAATCAAATGGGTTCATCTTTCTGTCTGCCCTTCATAATCACTTCGGCAGACTTGTCAAAGAAGTCCGCACATTTCTCACATATCTCAAGAGATACCACACCACTATCGGTATTTACCCGCATCTCGTGGAATGGCACACTCTTGGGATACTTATCTTCACACACGGCGCATGTCTTGTTCTTGTTGAACCAGGTCACAAGAACTCGCAGTCCGCCATGACTTCGGTGAGACAGGCAGTCAGATTAATCTCGGGATCAGCCGCAAACGCGTTCTGATACTGATACTTTGCAAGGTGGAGGACCAAGACCGGGATGGAGTTAGCCTTGATATAGTCCTCCGCCTTGTCAAAGAAGGCACGGAAGAACTCTGTAGTATCCATGTCAGACTCTGCAACCCACTTGCGCATCGCACTGAAGTTTCGGTCCTTCAGGTATGATATAAGTTTGGCAAGTGCATTGTCAGAGAAGTTTGATAGGATACCAGAGTCAATGTTTCCAGTAGCAGAATACTGCTGGAGTTCATTGAGAACGCGACGCCAGTCGGGGAAGTGCTTACTCAGAACCTGAGCAACCGCCGCCTTCTCGAACGGCACGTTCTCCTTCTCAAGGATGACAACCACACGCTTCATGAACTGAGATGCGAGGGTAGCCATCTCTGCCTTAGAGATCTTGAAGTTGATGACGGAGCAACGTGACTGCAACGGTTCGATGATACGATCCTTGAAGTTGCAGGTCAGGATGAAGCCACAGTTAGCCGAGAACTCTTCCATAAAGTTACGAAGAGCCGGTTGGGTAGACTGTGCGTTGAGATAGTCAGCCTCATCTAGGATGACATACTTGCGTCCACCAGATAGTGAGATGGAGGAAGCAAAACGAGAAATGTCATTGCGTAGAGTATCGATACCACCGTTCATAGAACCGTTGATAACGATATAGTCACAACCCAGTTCCTCACACATAGCTCGAGCAACCGTGGTCTTACCGACACCAGCTGACCCAGATAGGATGAGGTTAGGGATATTCTTCTGGTCGATGAACTGTTGGAATACAGTCTTCAGATGAGTAGGCAGGATAGTGTCCTGGATTGACTTGGGCCGGTATTTTTCCGTCCACAAAAACTCTTCAAGCATAATATATCTCCATCATAATAAGGTACCGGTTACGAGGTCCGGTGTCGCCTTTTCGTATCGACCGCTCCACCCGAGGGTGCCACTTATACGCCAGCGCTACAGCTGGATTAACCGTCGTACTTAGAGTTACTCTCCACTGCGATCCAGTATTCTACAGTCTCGCCCTTGAAGTGGCTGAGACCCTTTGACGAGATGGATACGTCATACTTACCTGGGATCAACTTGATATTATCCGAACGGAATACCATACGGAAGTTTGCATCGGTCTCACCGACCTCTACACTGAACGAGTCATTCGTTGCACCCTTAGTATCCACAGCCTGCAGGAGGATACGACCTTCGATACCAGTGACAGCGATATCAGGAAGCTGTGATACACTCAATGCCTTCATGACACGACCCAGAGCATCCTCAGTGAGCTGGAAACGAACTTCAGGATTTGGCAGTTCAATATCACGGTCAGGTGCAACCATGATCAGCGACTGGTCACTGAATGCATACTTGAACTTGTTATTACCCTCAGCAATCTCAACATAAGTTTCCTTCAGAGTAAGCTCAGGTTCATTGAACAGCGAGACAGTACCGAGGAAGCGACTGAGGTCATAGATGGCAAAGGTTGCATCAAATTCCTGTGTGAGGAATGCGCGAGCAAGGACAGACTTCGTAGGCGAGATGGTACGAACCTGATTACCCTGCTTGATCATAATGTTCTGATTGATAGACGAGAAGTTCTTGAGGATTTGTGTGGTATTTGGGTTAAGCTTCATAATATATTCTCCATGTTGAAAGGGACTTATCCGCAGTCATTTACCAGTATAACATGACTGCGGATAAGTGTACATCACTATTTTACTTCTTGTTCTTTTTGAGTGCACTAGGATCAGCAGTAGCCGAGGCACCGATCTGAGCCAAGTCAACCAATGAACCACCGAAGACGTACATACCAACATGCTGCAGCTGCATCCATGGGCACAACCATACCTTCATACCAGCGTTACGTACCCACTGACAGAACATATAGTCTTCAGACAGATAGCGCTTCGAGAACTCACGTGAACCAGCATTCGGGTCTTTGACAAACTCTAGAATCTGATCATTGGTAGCATCTGGGTTAGCACCAAGGAAAAGGCGCAACTCCTCGTTAAGATGTGTACGCTTATGATCGATTGGAGTATCGAAGAATGCCATAATCTCGCGACTGCCGTCAAAGTGTTCAGTGCGAACATGATCTGGCCTGTAACTCTGATGAGGATATGCTACTGCAAACTTCTCGAAGGTGTTACGCCGGATCATCATGAATCCGGTGCCAGCTTCTAGAACTTCTACCGGCTCACCAAGAGGAATCTCACCGGCACCACCAGCAGGATTGAAGACGTAGTCACCTACATACTTTTCAAGAGTATTAGGATCTTCGTCTGCAAATCCCTTATCAACTGCCATTTTGATCTTTTCCCAACTGATGCACTTCTTGGGATAAGGACCTGCAATGATATCGTAGTTGTCATCATCAGGATTTTCTGACTGTAGAGCCATCAGAGCGATAACATCATTGGCATTGAAACCAATGTCAGAGTCAATGAACATCAGATGTGTATCACCTGAACGCATAAACTCATCAGCACAGTAGTTGCGTGCACGAGTA